ATGGCGCATATTTACCGCATAGTTAGCGCATTAATGCAACACGCGCAATACCATTATTCTAGTATGCTGAGCAAAACCGATATAAAAAACCTGAAAAAACGACTACCGAGAGGATACTTCAAAAAAGTATCTGAAAAGAGTCAGCTGAGCCAAAGAAGTGTGTCTAACTTCTTTGAGGGCAAGATTTATAATGCTGAGATCCACCAGGTTGTACTGGATATAATCGAGGAGTTTGAAGCCGAAAAAGCTGAAATACTTGCACGTCAAAAATCACTGCTCCATGCCAAATAAGTCATTCATCAATGCAATGAAGCATTGCGTCAGCGGGAAATTACCCGCTGGAATCACTGATAAAAACGTAGAGTTTCTAGCTCAAGGTGAGGAAGTTTTCGCATTGATGCAATCGCAGCTGTTGCCTTTAGGCGATTGGCCGCAATGGCTCATTGATGCAATAGAGCGCGACATGGAAAAGCACCCAAAAGCCGTCGAGGCATTGGTGGAAGCGGACATCGTCGGACGCATGGAGATGATCGGGCAATATGTCAAGTGCCGGTATTCGGCCCTGGACAATGAAGCAGATGTGATCGATGGCCAGCTTCAGCGGCCAGAATTCACAGACTGCAACTTGAGAGGAAGCTGTCCTTATGAAGGACGGTTGTGCGAGTTGCTTAAGGCGCCCTTCGGGACGCTCACCCACAGGGAAATAGAAGTGCTCCGGCTGATTCCAGAAGGGCTGTTGGATAAGGAGATCGCGGATCAGCTGGGCATTTCTTCCCTTACTGTCGGGGTGTATATGAAGAATCTGAGAGAGAAAACAGGAGCTAAAAATAAGGCGGAGCTCGTACGCTTTGCCTTTCAAAAGAATCTCCTATGAAAATATTGCCGGGCAAGTTCTACCGCATAATCACAGATGGTTTTGGGAGGCTGCTTCGCTTCTGTGCCGGCAGGGAGCATGGCAGTCAACCCACTCACACAAATCAAAAACCTATGGAAATCCACCTTTTAGTAAGACAGTTTGACAGTGCCCTGCAGGGACTGGAGTACTGGCAGAACGAAAGAAAGAAATTGGGAGATCTGCTAGTCGCTCCTCGGATGGATTGGGCGATTCACTCCCATACCAACATGGTCAAAAACTTTTATGGCCAGCTGGTCAACCGCATTGACGAGCTGATTCCAGACAAAAAACTTTACCGAGATCTCTATGAATCAGCCTGAGTCAGACATCCACGAAAAACTGGCCGAGTACCAGTCCATTCTCGCCTTTGTGCAGAGTGAGCTGATCGCTGACAGGGCCAAGCTGGCCAAAGCCAAAAAAGAAAATCAGCCGCGGGAGGTCATAGACCTGATCGAAAGCGATATCGAAAAGCTTGAGCAGGGAGTCGATCGCTATCAGGGCTGGATATCCATCCTCAAAAACAAACTGAAAAATGCCAGCTGATTATGTCCAGGTTCACCGGAAGGTCAATAATGACACTTTCGGATGCGATCCTACCTATTTCGAGCAATTTATCAAAGGCAAGCCTTTGAAAGTCATTTACCAAAACCCCGAACACTATGTCCGTGTCCAAGACGAAAATCAGGAAGAATGGGGGCTATTCCCCGGCCAGTACACTCACCAATCTACAGCGGGAGATTCTGATGCTTCCCAAAAACAAGAAAGCGTCTAAACGCTACTATAATGCCAAAAGACTGGAAGAACATGGCTACCGGGTAGATCACAGGAACAGGACTTTCCTATTTCACTTTTCTTCCCTGGCTGAGATCCCGGTAGGTCCCCGCTATTATGTGCTGCAGCTGATCCGCCTCGGATACACCAAGCAGCTTTCTCTTTTCTCCTGATTCTTTGATTGATCATTCATGTACATTGAGTTACAAGACATCTTTGACGCCACTGATGGCGGTTTAAATATCATCTGCGATTACTTTCCAGACGCTCGAAAAGCAGTGGAGCGGAAGGGCACCAAGTTTTCTATCCGCCCGGAAAAGACTCCCAGCTGCACGCTCAAGCAGCTATCGGACGGCAACTGGGTTCTGACCGACTTTGGGGATGACTCCAAGCCTAAGAACGGCCTGATGATCTGTATGGAGCAGGAAGGCCTGAGTTATGGAGAAGCGATCCAATTCCTCGCTGAGAAATACGGCCTGAGTGCTACCAGCGAAAAATACCAAGCTCCGGAGGCGCTTATTGAAAGCAGGGATGCCGAAGCCAATGAGAATGACGGGGAGTGGTATTTCGAAGTGCGGGAAGGCTTTACGGAGTTTGAGGCGAAGACCGTGCTGAGCAAGAATGTCATGCCCTGGAAAAAAACAGAGGATGGCAAAAAGACCATCAATCTAGAGAAAGTTCAGGAGACTTTTCGCAAGTACAATTTCTATGCGCTGATCAATTACAAGGTGGTTAAAAACCGGAAGGTGACCATCATCCAATCGACTGAGGACTATCCCATATTTATGTGGGATGAAGGTCCGAAAATGAAAAAGATCTATCAGCCGCTTTCCAAAGACAAGGGCCGGCGCTTCATGTATTATGGCAAGCTGGAGAAGGATTACCTATTTGGGCTCACCCAGGTAGCCCGGGAATATGCCAAGATCGAGGAGTCTTATGATGCTGATGAGCTAGATGAGGATGGCAATCCAATCGATAAAAAGAAGCCTAAAAAGCTGCCGCATGTTATCTACTGCACCGGTGGATCGGATGCGATGAACTTGGCTTTCCTCGGACATCAGGTATGCTGGGGTAATTCGGAGACGGCAAAGCTCACCTGGAGCCAGTGGCGCAGCCTATCGGACAAGGCAGAGAAGGTCATGCAGTGCCCTGACCTGGACACTACCGGGATCCGCGAAGGCCATCGCCTGGCCATGGAATACATGGATCTCTTCACGATCAAGCTGCCCGAGGAGCTGAAGGGATTCAAAGACCGGCGCGGCAATCCCTGCAAGGATGTGCGTGACTACCTGAATCACTTCAACAACTACCACTTTGACAAGCTTGTCAAGACAGCCCTTCCCTATCGCTTCTGGGAGATGGAGGCGAAATTTGACCGAAAGGGTGAATTCAAAGGCATGGGCTATGCAGCCGATCCGGTACAGCTCTACAACTTCCTGCAGGCGAATGGCTTCTGCCAGTTTGAGGCGGAAGGAGAAAAGACCGGGACGATGTATGTGCATATCCAGGATAATATCGTCGAGGAAACCCGGCCGGGTCGGGTCAAAAACTGGATCCATAAGTTTCTCCAGGATCACTACTACCCTAAGGAGCTCCGGAATATCTTCTATCGCACTCCCCTGCTTTCGGATCAGTCCCTTTCCAACCTGCCGGTGGTGGAGCTGGACCTTAAAAGCTACGGTCCCGATCATCAGCTCTTCTTCTTTTCTAATAAAATCATCAAAGTCACTTCCAAGGAGATCCAGGAATTCAAGCTGGGACAGATCCAGCAATACGTCTGGCGGGATGAGGTGATCGATCATCACCTGAAGATTCAGACAGAGCACTTTAAAGTGACGGATAATCCCGAGCATGGCTATGAAATCGAGATCCTCAAAAAGGATAATAAATTTCTTAACTACTTAATCAACACCTCGCGCATCCACTGGCGAAAAGAACTCGAAGACTCACTCGATGGCTTGCCTGCAGAAGAGGCCGCTGCCTATCGGGAGAAGCACAAATTCGATATCGCCGGGCCTAACCTCAATCTCGAGGAGAAGCGCGAGCAAATGAAACACCTGATCAATAAGATCTATGCCCTCGGCTACCTTCTGCATCGGTATAAGGATGCATCGCGTCCCTGGGCGGTATTTGCTATGGACAACCGTGTGGGCGATGAAGGTGAGTCCAACGGTGGTTCGGGCAAATCCATCTGCTTCAATTCCGTCAGCCGATTTATGAAATCGCACTACCTATCCGGACGGGATCCGAAGCTCACTGATAAGCCGCATATCTACGAGGGCATCACCAAGCACACCTTCTTTGTCCTCGTAGATGATGCGCACCAGTATCTGAATTTCCACTTCTTCTTCGATGTGATCACGGGTAAGATGGCCGTGAATCCGAAGAATACCCGGCAGTATGTCCTGGACTTTCCGGACGTGCCCAAGTTTGCCTTTACGTCCAATTTCGCCGTGCGCAACCTGGACGGATCAGCCCTCCGGCGGATTCTCTACACGGTATTCTCAGACTATTATCATCACTCCAAAGAGGGCTATTATCGGGAGCACAGGACGCCAGAGGACGACTTTGGTAAAAAGCTCCTCGATGATGACTACACCCGGGAGGAGTGGAATGACTTCTACAACTTCATGATCCAGTGCTGCCACTTCTACCTGCAGCATGACAAGATCGAGCCGCCGATGTCCAATGTCGAGAAGCGCAATCTCCTGGGTGTAATGGGTGATGAATTCAAGGAGTGGGCAGACATCTATTTCTCACCCGAGTCAGGCAGGCTCAATAACCTAGAGATCAAACAGGAAGCCTTCGACGAATTCAAATCACACACCAAGACACTCATGAAGATGCAGCGCTTTACCAAGGCCCTGCAGGCTTGGGTCCGGTACATGGGCTACCGGCTCAATCCCGATCACCTGGGGCTCAAAAATGCCGAAGGAAGGATCATCCAAAAAGGAGACTACAACGGTCAGCACAAGACGCTGGAATACATCTGGATCCAGCCAGGAAATGATCCGGTACAGGCTCCGGGAAGTCCTCCGGAAGTACGTGCCTCCGAGGGGCCAAAGAGCATCCTCGACGAGCTCTCAGACTCAGATATCGAAGCATCATTCTAACCACTCATACAATGGACACAATCAAAATCGAAACTGAAGTCAAAGTGGCGAACTCCATCCGGGAGATGGTGGACCCCATGACCGGCAAGCGCAGAATAGGACTGGTGTACTACCAGCGCCTTTCTGATGGTGGCCTGATTGCCCGCTCGCTCAGCGAGGCAACGGACAAGGATATCCTGAAAAGAGGCATTACAGAGCGCAAAATCTATTTACCTGTCAAAATCATAACTGCTGAAACAACATGAACAACGACATGATTACCGTACCCCAGGCCTATATCAAGGCCGTGGATGAGCTGCTCAATCTGCAGCAGCGTTACTTTGCCAAGTCGGCAGAGGCTAAGCGAAGCAAGGCTGGAGCCTTATTTCAGGAAGCGAAGGACATCCTTCGAGAATGCAAGGAGCTCGAGCACAAGCTCAAGGCTCAAACTAGTCACTACATGACTCAGATCTATGGTGCCATGACTCCGGAGGAGGCCATCCGCCAGATGAAAGATAACCTGGACAGAAAGGAGGTGAGTCATGGATAGATATTTCATCTTAATCGAGCAAACTGATTATGTAGCTAAAAACCAACTCACAGAAGCGATCAGAAAACAATTTCTAAAGCTGAACAAGACTGTGACAGAAGATTTAGAAAAATCAATCCGTCGACTTAAAGAAATATCAAGAACAGCCCATAATCTTCACAGTAGGTGTAAGGAAATGACATTTGAGGTAGTTGACGAAGAGTATGGTCCCGGTATGGAAGGCACGCAATATCATAACGTTTGGTGTGGTCACTGGGGAGTAGCAATTGCCAAGTTCTATAAAATAGAAAAGGAGGTGAGTCATGACTGAGCTCCGTTGGGCGATGGGGATCGGCACTGCAGCAGTGCTGATCCTCGGACTGATGGTCTTCTGGTACGTGTACCGGCTGAAGGGATCAGGCAAAAGCATCATCTATTTGGCCGTCTCCATCATGTGGCTGGCCTGGGGGTCCTACGTGGCCGTGGTCTTTATGCTGATCCAGCGGCACAGTAAAGCAGAGCCCACTCCGGAAGTGATCACTGAGATAGGGATGGTAGACTGGAATGAGTCGGAATTAATAGCGGGGGGCAGTAATGGCCCCTCACTTAAAAAGAGACAACGAAGACGAATGCGAAGGATCAAAAAAATTCAGCGAAAATATGGTTTAGTGAATAATGAAAGCACTTTCGGAAAGGAGGTATACCATGCCTAAGATCCAAAAGCAATTTTATTTGGAGATCACCGTGGAGCAATTTCTTCGGAGCTGCTCCTATCTGGAACTCCAGGAGCTTGACTTGCTTTTGGAGGGATACTTAAGAAAGGCCAGGCATGCGGATCTTAGAAAAAGATACCGATTAGGCGAAGTGCCAAAGGATGAAGAATAATTTATTCAGTATCTCTCGTCTTTTTGTAGCTTGGAAAGCTTTTTTAATTTATCAAAATAGCGCTCCCACATCATAGGATTATCCTTCGATTGATTGGTAGGGTTAGTTCCGTCGTTGTATAAAAAGACAAACCTGATTCTTCCATCAGAATACCTTTGAATTTGACCTGGCTCATCAACTAATTCAGCTAAAAATTTTTCAGTGATCCTTTTATAACTAGTGTAAATGGGTTGTTCTAAATAATTGATTCCTGGGGTTTGTTTGTATTTAGTGCTGTTGTATCCTAAAGGCATGTATTCACGATTAAAAGCCATCCATTCGCCCTTTTCGTTTTGAGCAATTCCATAAGGCATATTTATTCTAAAGAAATTGGAGAGCATATATATTAATTTTTAGAGTTTACAATTTCAATTTCATCAATTTCCTTCATCACCCGGTCAGTCTCCACCAAGGCCTTGATAATCCTTTGATAGTACATGATATCCTCGAAATCTAGAACTCTGCCTTTTCGGTCTTTAAGCCATTTCTGAGCGGGTTGGTAGCCACCGATATAGAAGTTCCAGGCGACTTCAGGAACTCCATCAAAATACTGTTCCGAATTGATGTAGATTCGGCCAGTAAGGGGGAGATCGCTTCGCTCCGCTCGCGATGACGGCACAAACTTTGGCTTCTCTACCTCATTCTCTCCACCTACGGGATACTGTGTAATGAACTGAGAGAGTGCCGGGCTTTCCATCAGGTGAAGTTGTCGGAGTTCGCCGCCTAGGGCTACAAGCTTCCAGAATTTTTCCACATCCGTGGGATAGGGCACTCTCGGGAAGTCGATCTTCAAAAACTCCTTGTAGGTCTCCCGATAGCTTGGGCTATGCAGCACGGCATAGATGTAATCCAACAAATCAATCGGTGCAAAACTGTCACCCTGAGCACCTGACCAACTAGAGTTGGGAAGTTCGAAGGGTACTTTCTCCGGTACAAAACTCAATCCCAAGCCCTTCGCAATCTGATCCAGGATTTCCAGATTCAGATTGGGCGTACGGGTCTCGGCCGAATCCAAACTTAACTGAGCGGAAGATTCGGGATAGAGGTATAAAGGGAAAACTGAGGGCCCGCCTCTTCTAAACATATTTGTATCAGCAACATGTTTTGTTATATAAGCACAATCAAAAAATTCCAAGTTTGCAGCTTGCGATTGAGTAACGAAGATTAGCCCTACATTTTCTCCTGAAATGAAATTTCGCATTAAATTTATTCTAGGATACCCCATTATTCCTTTTGTTTTGCCAGTGAAATTCATTTTTCTGAAATCAAAAGGTCGATAAAGCAAGTCTCTAGTTAGAAGTGAATTTTTATTTATATCCTCTTTTGCGAGTGAAACTTGCCAATCTCTAACATCTTTAAATCCATATTTTTCTTTTATTTCTTTATCAGATAGATTTTTGAAGTCAAGAAAAAGTCTATCGGCTTCATCCAAATTAAAAGCTATACTTGCGCTATCATTCTGAGTTTTTATCCCGTTAGCGCTTACCTTAAAAATCTCATTCATTTTAAAGCCATTTTCATAATCACTTTGACCAAGGAAGTCTTTTGGCACGAAAAAGAAATTTGGAAAGTTTGGTGTTAATTTCTCCCATTCTATTCCACGGAGACTATTAGAATTAAGAAGATTGTACTTCAATTCTCTTTTCCCATAAATATTCCAATTGTAAATTTCTGCTAAACCTTTATCAGGTTTTGGTTTAGATTTAATAAGAAAATTGATACTTACACCTTGTTGAATATCAAACACGTTTTCATCCTTTGATCCATCTAAAGCCACCTCTTTCTTCTTAGAATTCCCATGCAAATCAATAATATAGATTTTATCAAAAGTCTCTAAAAGATTCCTTCGCATTTGCCGATGTATCAAGCCGTCCAAGAAGCTATTGTTGGTAATGAAGGCTAAAATACCTGAGCCGTTCTTTTCTATAAAGTGCTGCCCATAGCGAATGAATTTGATATAATCATCCGAAAGTGGTTGGATATTTCGCTCATTTAGATCCTTTTTATAATCCGACACCAAGCTTTCAATCCACCCTCCCTTATTTGTACTACTCACCGAATAAGGCGGATTTCCTGCCACGATCATCACAGGCGCATCCCGTTTGATTTGATTGGCTTCGGAAGCTTCTGTAGATAGCCAGTTGGCGAAAAGGGTTCCGGTGTCTTTGTGGTATTCCTCCAGGGAATTGGTCAGGTAGATGCGGAATCGTTGATTTTTAGTTCCGGTATAGCCGGTTTGCTTCAGTAGCAAATCCAGCTTCAAGTGCGCCATAGCATAGGAAGCCATCAAGAGTTCGAAGCCGTTGACCCTGGGAAGCAGGTGATTTTCCACATAGCTATTCCAGAGCCCTTGTTGCCCTTTCATTTTATCATAGATCTGTTGGATCGCCTCCGCCACAAAGGTCCCCGTGCCAGTAGCAGGATCGAGGAACTGCACCCGATGTACTTCCTGCTCGACTTCCCGCATGCCTCCGGAGAATCGCTTATCATGCGTAGGAATGGGAACTTTGATCTTTGTCTTGGAGGTATCGGCCAAGCCCATGGGTAAGCCGAATTCAGTGATCAAAATTTCATCTACTCCCCGGATAATAAAGTTCACCACGGGATGGGGCGTGTACCAGACCCCACGCTGCTTACGAAGCTTGGGATCGTACTGGGTCAGGAAGTCCTCGTAAAAGTGGATGATGGGATCCTCCATCTTGGTAGCCTTTCCGAAGTTTTTTAGGATGGATTTGACATCCGCTGCCCGAAAAATATCTGCTAGGGCATCCACGATCCAGGTAATCCGATCATCGAGGTCGTAGCCTGCGATGTATTGGAAGAGCTTTCGCAGGAAAGGGTTGGACTTGGGGATCAGTTCGGCCGCTTCCTGTCGGCTAAAGGTATCCAGGCTATCATCATAAAGTCGCGCGGCAAACATCCCATAGGCGATGGTCTGGGCATAAACGTCTGAAAACTGTTTGTTGGTAATATCATGAATCAGGATCTCCTTGAAGGCAGCCATTTGCTCACGAAGGGTGGAATTGTCCTCGTGTTCATCATCACTTTCCAGGGCATTGAAAATCACATTCGCCAAAAGGCGGGCTTTCCCTGCCATCATTTCTGCCAGCTTTTTAGGGCTTTTAATAGACTGGCCAATATGCGTGGTGAATTCCTTGATGAGAAGCTCGAAAGCCGGGAAATTATGAGGTAGCGGAAGGATTTTACCTTGATCGATGACACCGATCCGAACGGAGGTGGCCAGCTCTCCTCCCCGGTAATAGTAGAAATCCAAATAGTCCGTGAAGATCAGATTATCCAAAGAACCTTTGTAGCGGTCAAACTGCTCCTTGTTCCCGTTCTTTTTGGATCCGGTCAGATCATTATCCCCGATGTCTTTGGCCTCGATATAGCCAACTGGTATTCCTTTTTTATTGGTCAAGATGTAATCCGGAGCTCCGCAGGCTTGCCGCTTGGGTTCGTTGGTAGCAGCTATATCTGGCACGAGAGATTCGATCAAATGCTGCAAATCTCCTCTAAACGTGTGCTCTGTGGCGTGTCCAGTACGGAATCGGGAATTGATGGATTGGATGTAATCAGCGGTTGTCATTAAGCTTTAGGTTTAAATCGGAAATAAAAAGTTTGCCAAAATCTGTAAGAAAGTAAGCACGTTTATCCGTGCCTATTTCTCTTTGGGTTTCCACAATTTTAAAGTAATTCAAATCATTTTTTACTTCATTGCTAATAACATCTAAGTCTACATCGCCTCGGTCTAAAAGTTCTAGAGCTTTTACTAATTCCCATTTTTCATTGTCCGGATACCTTGATTGCATTAAATCAAGGATATATTTTGAATAGCTGCTTGAATAGTCCGTTAATCTATTTTGGTAATTGATAGTCTGTGATTTTAATTTAATTTCAGAATCCCTTAGTTTTTTATTGTCAGTAGAAATCAATTCATTTTGCTCTTCTAAGGATTTAATTTTATTATTGAGCTCTTCATATTTTACTGTGCCAGCCTTCGCTTCCTGAATTTCAAATTCTAAATCAGCTAATTTTAATTCTCCTTTTTTTCGCTCTTTTTTCAATTCGTAAGTGCTCTCAATTCCTTTTTTTAAAGGCCATCTAATTAATTTTCCTAAAAAATGATTGATAAAAGGTTGTGAAATAGAATATAAGATTGAAATACTAAGGGGGTATACAAGAATATTCCAAATATTAAAGTATCCCACAACCTCAATATGTCGAATTACCTGTTCTATGGGCTTGTTGGAGGCTAGAATAAGTAAAATAGGTCTCCAGTTCCAAAATAAAAAGGCAAGTAAAAAAGGGCCAAAAACCCTGTTTCTCAATCGGTCACTCACTGATTGGAAAAAATCTCTAAAAAATTCTGTCATCTTTTTAAGCTTCTATTTTCGACTGTATGTCCTCACGTACAGGCTTTTTTCATATACGCGATTCTAAAGACCTTCAGTGGCCGGCTCTCTCCTTCCCCATCGTATTCAGCCCGTGGCACACGGGGTTACAGATACCTGTCGCGGAGCTCTGCTCCAGGGACGCTGATGGCCCTCTACTTTACCCGGATCTTCTACGGCTCTTTTCCTTTGTATCCTTCAAACTTAATTTTACTCAAAAAAAATGTAACTTCTTAACAAAAGAATAAATTCTATAATAATACCCCTGAAAATCAAAAAGATACAGCGTTAAGAACTGAGTTATTTTTCTGTGTCAAAAAAGGGCTGGTTACAAAAAGTTTGTAACCGCAAAACCAAAAGTTTCCGGTTACAACTTCAAGGCGTTACGGTTAAGAAAGCGTTTTTCAGTTTCTTAACAGATCAAAATATTGAAATTCAATTAGTTAACTATCCCGAATTAGGGAGTTACAAAAACACAACTTTTTGGGGTAAAACTCAGACTGAAAAGTTTTGCTGTTGCGTTGGCGCAATAGTTGCAATACTCATGCAACACGGTTATTTTTAAGAAAAAAGCCTGCATGAAGATAGCGTTCACGGTCAAAAAGCAGCACATCCGGCTGTTTCTCCATTACCTGTTTGAAGAGCTGCCCGACGGCAGTCTGAGAGTCACCCGCGAGACCGAAGCGGGCAAGTTGCTTACCTGCTTTGTGCGCTATGCCGACCGACCCATCCGGGAGGAGCCGACCGAGGGTACGATCATGCTTCGCCTGCCCCGCTGCAAGGGACTGGATACGGCACCCGGTCACTTTCTGCACTATACCGCCGAGGACATCCACCGGCTCAATGATCTTCTGGAGGTCATCTACAATCTGGATATGGACCGATACTACCTGAAGGGACTGCGTAAAGGCTATCAGCAGAAAGACATCATTGAGTCCTATATCGTGTCGCGGAAATTGACCAGCTTGTTTTCAGACAATGAGACCATCAAAAAGCGCCAGTACCGGGAGGAGCTCCGGGCCTTTGAGGAGCAGGTGAATCAGCTCTTTCAAAAAGCCTGGTCCCGCAATCAGCGGATCGAGTGCGAGCCCGAAAAATACCTTCAAAAATAACCCGGATTTCTTTCGCCGATATCACGAAAAACACTCGTAAAAATGACCGAACGCATCAGCAACATCTGCCGCCTGGAATACGCTCCCGTCTCCGCGATCAATACCTTTATCGAAGCATCGGAAGGTCACCTTCTCATCGATGCCTCCTGGACGGAGATTCCCATCATCCCCGGTGCCACCCTCAGCGTGCGAAAGTCACACACCAAAGCAGGGAGGCTCTACGAGTCCAGCTTCTCAGCCATGCTCCGGAGCAAACTGGACCTTCATCAGATCGTCATTATCCGAATCACACTGGACAAGGATGAGACACAGTATATAATAGGAGACCCTGACCTGCCCGTGCGACTGGATGAGACAGTCAGCATCCGGCAGAAGCCCATTTCCTTCAGCCATCAGTCCTGGCATTTCCCATGGATCTTTGCAGGAGAGCCTGAAGAAGTTGAATCTGAGCCTGATCCAGAGCCAGAGCCGGAACCCGAACCTGATCCTGTTCCACTTACCATATCTTATGAACTGTCAGAGTGGGAATCTGAGCCTGACTTTATTGATGCAAATGTGAGGATATATGCCAATGAAGTACTAAAGCTGGAGCAGTTTGGCAATGGTACCGGTACTGTCAATGTATTTCAGGGTGACACGATTCGAATTCAATATTCCTATTTGGATATAGCAGAGGGTTCACCAGAATCTCCTTTCCTTCAGCTGCTGATTGATTCAGTATTGATTGATTCGCAGCCTGTAAGCATACCTGGCACGGGCACATTCAATCACTCATTTGAAATTGATTCTAATAAGGAGATTCTTGTCAGAGCAGTTGACTTAGGCTGATAATTAATTGAGAAAAAGCCCCTTTCCCCGTCCTTTCTATGGCATCTGTGCCTGGGTATTCTTGTATTCCAGAATACTAGTCAGACCACAGAACAATGCACAGACTTGCCGCCAATTGGCCATTCTTACTGATTTCCCAGATCGCCAGGGGACATTTCTTTGTCCGTCCGGAGGAGCTTTCGGGCCTGATCGATCAGGCACGGGAGATCATCAGCCAGAAATCCGTCAAGCTCAGCAGCATGAGGCCTCGCCGTTCCATGCATCTGGTCGCAATATCTGAGGATCAGCGCCGCTCTTCTGTCCTGCTCCGTGAGTGGGACGATGAGGAAGAGTACGAAGAAGAAGAGGAGCTCGACCCCTGGGGGAATGCCGCTCCCGGATCCACGGCTATCATTCCCGTAAAAGGCACCATGCTCAAGTACGGCACATGGTGTAGCTACGGCACCAAGGAGATCGCCGGGATGATCATGGAGGCTGCCAATCACAAAAACATCGGCTCCATAGTCTTGGACATCGACACTGGTGGGGGAGCAGTCGACGCAGTCGCTCCCATGACCGAGTCCATCCGCTATGCCAAATCCAAGAAGAAACCTGTTGTGGCCTCTTTGGATCTGGCCTGCTCCGCAGGATACTGGACGGCATCCGAGAGTGATTACATCGTCGCGGACAACAGCATCTCCTCCATGGTCGGCAGTATCGGAGTCATGCTCCAGCTGACAGACTATCGGGAGCTGCAGTCCAAAGCAGGTGTCAAAACCCACATCATCTACTCGACCTACAGCGAGCACAAAAACGAAGGCTATCAAGAGGCGCTGGATGGAGACTATGCCATCATCCAGCAAAACTTCCTCGATCCGATGGCCAAATCATTCCAGGATGCGGTGAAGCGCAACCGGGACGGAAAGCTGAAAACCGATGTGGAAGGGATCCTGACCGGGCGCACCTTCTTTGCCGATCAGGCGAAAGAATACGGACTGATTGACAAGATCGGCGACAGCATGACTGCCGTGCAGGTCGCACAGACATTGACTCACGCAAAATCTATCATATAACCATTTAACCACAAGCAGATGGAAAAACTCTTGGCATCGATGCTGAAGTACTTTGGGATCAAAGAATTCAAAGTCGATGAAAAGCCTGGCCTCACTGAGGACCAGCGCGCAGAAATCGCCACGCTACTGGGGGAGGAAAAGGCCAAATCATTTGAGGCCTACATCCAATCCGGGGGCAAGGCGTCGGAGAGCACCGACATCGGTGCCGATGTAGTCTTGGGCTTGGCAGACAAGCACAAGCAGGAGGTAGCAGACATTCAGGCAAAGCTGGCAACGGCCAATGCCGAAAAGGCGAAGCTACAGAAGCTCGTCAGTACGCTCAGTGCTGAGGAGGAAGAGGATCTGAAGCCGGAAGTATCGGCTGAGGACTTGCCCAAAGGCAAAGCAAACGTGCCTCGTATCAAGGGCATCAAGGTGACAGCCGCACACTATGCCGAAGTGAATCACTTCATCAAGACCGGTCGCATGAGAGACGTGGAAGCAGCAGCCAAAACGATCGATGTGGACAATCTGAAGGAGGAGTTCGGTACTTACCTGAGCCAAAACCAGAACAATCTGGAAGAGGTGAAAGCACTGTTCTCAGGATTTAGCTCGGCTCAATACTTCACTTCAGGCATGGCTATCACCGAGTGGAGAGCGACTCAGGCACTGATCACCTCGGTGTCTCAGCAGTTCACTAACAAGTGGACACCCTCAGGACAGACCAAGTTTGAGCCTTTGACGATCAAGAACTATCGTCACAAGATCAACATGCCGGTGATTCCTTCTGAGGTATTGGAATCTTACATGCTGCACATGTATGATGAAGGGCTGTCTGTGGATCAGATGCCGATCACGAAGTACATCTGGGGTCAATTGGTATTTCCGCAACTGATGCAGGACATCGAGCTGCGGATGATCTTCAAGGGTAAGTTTGTCGATGCCGGTGTAGTATCAGAAGGACAAGCCGGAACTGCTCCGGAAAACTCCATGGACGGATTGGAAACCCAGCTTGTGGATTCTTTGGAAAACGGTAATCCAAAGAGGTTTAAATACTTCGACGGTGATGGCTTTGACTACACCAATTGTACGGATCAGGAGATGCTGACCTTCATGCAGGAATATACAGGCTGGCTTGCGCCTATCTTCCGCTCATTGAATATGAGCATTGCCTGCTCCTATGAGTTTTGGAGACGCTACAAGATCGCCTATAAGAATGTTTGGGGTGCCGGCAGCGGTACGACTGACCCGAACTTCGGAGGCGACCGAATCGACTTCTCCAATCAGGTATTGGTGCCTATGGAAGGGATGTATGGATCTCCGATCCTCTTTGCCACTCCTGGTATCAATTTGAAGAAAATCCGCCACAAGAATGATTTGCCGAATGTCATCAACGATGTACAGAAGCAAGATTACCAGGCGAAGCTCTTCGGTGAATACTGGCTGGGTGCCGGATTTGCTTATGGTGAGGCAGTCTTTGCCTACGTGCCTTCTGGATACAATCCTAAGGCTCTGATCACTTCTGTCTATGGTGCTCATACAACCTATCAGCAGAACAAGGGAACTGATCCTAACAAGTCCATCACGGACTTTGGCAGCTCAGGAGGAGGAGGAATCTAAACGATAGCAGACCATGACTTACGTAAAAGTATCCTTACCAAAGATCAAGACGGGGGCGGGAGCTCCCGTCCCTAAGAAGCCGAACGTGAAGGTGTACCGGGCATCTGATGTGCTCTCCTTCCCTGAGCGAAGCGGCGTGGAAGCGACAGGCAACTTTGCCCTGAAGGAAGGCGCCAAAGGCATTGCCATCTACCTAGTCCCCAGATCGATCAACCGTGCGGATAGTACGGACGGAGATCCGCAGGACGAAATGGCCGGATGGATCGCGACTGTGAGCGGACAGCGTCCCGGAGATGACAAGCATGCCGCAGGCTGGATGCAGGAGGACCTCAACGAGGGCCATATCCTCATCACTGAGGAATGCGGTGACAATGAAGGAAAGCGCCTGCACGGTACCCCATGTAATCCATTGTACTTCGCCGCCGAAGGACAGGACAACAATGAGGGGAAAATGACCACGCTTACCTGGACACAGGGACAGCGCACGCGCAATAAGACCCTTCACTGGACTGGAGAGGATCCGCCGGTAGCGGATGAGCCTACTGCAGGCAGCTCCGGAGGAGGAGGTATCTAAATCCTGATCGCTTATGACAGTAAAAAAAACAGCCCCGGCTAAGTCCGGGGCTTCTACTCGCAAAGCTCCGGCCAAAAGAACGGCCGCAAAGAAAGCACAAGCTCCGAAGAAAGAGGAGCTTGAGGTAGCGGAAGAACCTACAGAAGCAGTAAAGCCTGCCGAATCGGTGGAAGATCCGTCTCCAGAAGCAATATCTGATAACGATGTGGTATCGGGAATGCCTCAGGATCTGGGTATCCATGTGGTGATCCCCTATGTGGCTAAATTAGCCAAAGGAGATGAGCTGCTATATGCCGTCCGTGCTTGGCAGCAAAACTTTAAGGAACTTGGACGCATCATAATTGTGGGAGATGCAGCTCCATGGTTTGGAAAGGATATCATCCACATTCCCCATGCCCGGACCAATACCAATCCGCAGATCGATGTAGCCGACAAGCTGGCCACAGTGATCGCCTCCGATCTGGTCGACGAGATCTTTGTCTGGTCCAATGATGATATCTATCCGGTAGCTCAGGTCCACCCCGAGGATCTCCTGGTGAGAAAAGCCATGGGCCCCTTGAAGGAGAAAGGATCTGCAGGCGGTGTGTACCGGGACAATTCGGTCCGTACCCTGAAAGCCCTGGCAAAGCTCAAGCTGGCCAAAGCTTTCGACTATGCGGCCCATGTGCCGGTAGTATTCGAAAAGACCAAGCTCGCAGAGACCCTGGCGACTTTCAAATGTCAGAAAGAAGGGCATCTGATCAGTTCGCTCTACTTCAATACCCACTTTCCGGATGAGCGTCCCATCATCACCCGTAATGATGATAAAGGCTCCATCGTGGCATCGGTCTGGTCTTCCAGTCCGAATCCTGCGATCCTGCAGCGGGTATTTGAAGAGCGCAAATTCATCAATCACAACGACAAAGGATGGCCTCACGTGCTCCCGTATCTCAAGAAGCTATTTCCTGAGAAATCGCGGTGGGAGAAATGAGGCTCGAAGTAATAGGCTGGGTAAAGTCGGGCGCACCTCTTCATGAGGGTGTCCGGCTTTTTGCTTTGCTGGCCGGCAAAGACCATCCTTTTCTAAAGCTTATCCAGGCAGACAGCCAGGCAAACTATCCTATCTTAATCCATGAGCTATGCCGTCGGTTTGGGCTGGACCCCAGGCAGATCACCCGGGGGGAGAAGTTCAGGGACAATTGGCCCTTTCTCAACGAGCTCAACTGTCCGCCCGAGCTGAAGATCCTCGCTGCAGACAAGATCTCCGCCTATCACCGCTACACCCGAGCCCATGCCCTGCTCTTTGATTGTGTAACTCCTGAAGAGCAGCTGTCCACGGTCAAAGTCCTGGTGCGTAGCTACCTGGAAAACAGGGCCATCATCGCCGAATTTGTCCACTACAAAGAGCATGGCCATGTCCTGGGAAAGCATCCCATATTCAAGCAGCTGCGGGAGCTGCAAAGCCTGCGCGCGCTGAATCCTGTGGAGCTGGTCCAGCTGAAAGGCAAGCTCGAACATAACATCTGGCGTATCGAGAAGGAGCTGAGCTCTGGCACCAAGCCCCATCTGGAGGCTGAGCGCACCGAGCGCCTGAGATGGAAGCGCTTGCAACTGGAGGAAGTCACCAAACTCCTGATGAAATACCAATGAAGCTATTCAGTCTCTCGGAATTGAACCCTCCCGAGCCTGTCCAGGCAGGAGACCGTTCGGAAGTACTACGGGCAAAATTCATCCGGAGGCATGAAGCGAAGATCGAATCCCTCAAGCAGTTCACAGGCAAAACACCTGAGCCAGGTGAGGCGGTCTTTCTCTTCACGCTCAAAAGCTTCAATGCCTTCACCTTCATCGTCTATGTGATCAAGCATGTGGGCGAGATCCAGGAGCTTTGCCTATCTACCTACTCACTCAATGAGCGCATCCTGACCAGCATGATCAAGTGGTATGACAAAGGCCAGATCAAGAGGATCCGGCTGAGTATCTCAGACAGTATCCGGCACCGCATGCCCAAGGTCTATGACCTGATCGAGCTGCAGCGGCAGAGCCGAGACTTCACGGTCAACTATTGCTGGAATCACAGCAAGATCACCCTGATGGAGGCTGGCGGACATCACTTTGTCGTCGAGGGATCGGGCAATTTCTCCGAGAATGCCCTGCACGAGCAATACATCTGGATGAATGATCCAGAGGTCTATCAATTCCGCAAATCCTGCATCTGTCCTTCTGAGCAGTATTCTGAAGATTAATTTCAAGCTATGAACCTAGGTCTTTCACTCACCGAAGAAGTTGCCAAAGAACTCGAAAACCTTGCTGCACTGGGCTATTCTCTGGAGCAGATGGCCATGTATTTCGATGTGGACAAAGTCTTCTTTGTCCAGGCTGCCGAAGATCCAGAGAGCAAGGTTAGCTACTACATCCGCCGTGGTAAGCTCATGGCTGCTGCCAAAGAACAGCTGGCTCTCCTGCAGGCGACCGAAGGAGGCAACGTCACCGCCTCCGAGCATCTGGCCAAGATCCGGAGAAACAAATCCTGGGAAATCTCCAAGCTGGATATCTTCGGGGGATTTGACGAAAAGAGACTGCTGGCAAATCTGCGGGACTACATCGAATCGGGATCTCTGAATGATCTCAAGAATGAAGAGGCTATCTATCTGGATGCCCTGCTGATCTTTGCCGGGATGGGCCGAAAGATAGGCCGCAGGAATACCGTGGCTTTCTTTACCAAGCCGCCTTTCGGGCTCAAATACGCCCGTGCCTCGGAGATGTACGATGAGGCGATCAATCTCTTCTATGCCGACCGGCAGATCGAGCGGAAAGCTCTACGGCACAAATTTGCCGAGCAGCTTCAGGAAGCCGCCCTGATCGTCCGGGACAATGCCGCCAGCTCCAAAGACTGGGAGGTCTATGGCAACCTGATCACCCAGGCCTCACGCATGCTGGGGCTTGACAAGGATGATCCGGAGAAGCCACCTGCAGAGCAGTTTGCCAAGCCCATCCGCTTCTACTCCCTCAATCCAGGAGATGTGGGACTACACAGCATCGACCGACAGGAAGTGGCCCGTCAGATCGAATCCCTGGAGATCCCCGAGCGGGATAAAATCCGCGCCCGACAGGACGCACGAATCGAGCATATCAACTTAGAAGAACGCCTGCATGAGCTGGAGGAAGACAGTCAACCCGAAGAGTCCTAATGTTGCCGTGGCCTTTGCCAACTGGCTCTCGCAACTCTGCCTGATGATATTGCCGCGATTCCTGTACATGATCGCCGGCCGGGGCTCTTCGAAGACCACAGACATCCAAGTGGAGCGATTGGTAGAGATGATCTATGACATGCCTGGGGCGCCGGTAGCCTGGGTAGCTGATACCTATGCCAACCTTCAGAAGAACGTCCTCCGGACAGTCAAAGAAGGTCTGCAGCTGAAAGGGATCTATGAGGGTACCCACTACGTGATCGGTAAGCGTCCGCCCGAATTCAGCCCTGTAGAAGTGCCCGACCTTCCTCCCAATATCAAGGAGCACTTCTGGAAGCCCTACAATCAGATCGGGACCTATAACAATACCATGATCTTCTTTACCGGGCTGAATGTAACTTTCGGTTCGCTCGACCGTCCCGCCTCCCTTGCCGGGGGTAACTACGTCCACCTATTCGGAGATGAGGTGAAGTACTTCCGCAAGGACCGCATTTCCAATATGCAGAAAGCCATCCGGGGCATGCGTGTGAAGTACGGTCACAGTCCCTTCTATCGGGGGCATACCTTCACGACAGATATGCCGGACACCGACAAGATCGGGCAGTATGACTGGATCCTGGAGCGCGGCAAGCGGATGAAGACCCAAGCGCTCATGCTGGTGCTGAAAGTGGCCTTCGTGCTCAATGAAGCCTTGGGCGAATATGCCGCAGCTGTAGAGAGCAAAGACCGGGAGGAGATCCTGAAGAAGAAACGTGTCTGGAAGCGATGGGAGGAGCGATGGACAGCGGCACGGATGCACAAGGACACTCACACGATGTTCTATGTCGCCAGTTCCTATGTCAATGTCGATATCCTGACGCCCGAATGGTTTGACGATGCTTTCTCAGATGACTTCCTGGACTCCAAGACTACGGTCCTATCCATGAAGCCCAAGCCTGAGAAAGGCGAGCTTTTCTATGCCAACCTGCAGGACCGGCACTTCTACATGGACGGAACAGATCCGGATTGGGCGGCTCGCTTTGGGCTGAATGATGAGGAAGACTGCCGCATCCTGAAGTATCACAACCGAAAGAAAGCCATTGATTGTGGGCTGGACTTTGGCAATATGATCAGCATGACGATGGCTCAGGATGATGGCAAATACTATCGCTGTACCAAGTTTCTCTTTACCCTCTCTCCGGAGTGGATAAGAGAGCTGGCAGATAAGTTTCTAGCCTACTACAAGCCCCATCGGGAGAAAACCCTGAATATGTGGTATGACCGGGCAGCCAATAACTACGCCAAAGCCAAGCAGGATCTGGCTACGCAGATGAAGCGCGCGATCGAAGTGGATGGAGAGGGAAATAAGACCGGCTGGAAAGTGATTCTGATGAGCGAAGGACAGGGCAATATCTATCAGAATGAAGAATACAACTTCATGATGGAATGCCTGGCCGAGCAGAATCCGAGACTGCCCAAAGTGCGTATCGACTTCTATCACTGCAAGCCCCTACGCTGCAGCCTGGAAGATGCCAGGATGAAGAAAAAAGCCAATGCCAAAGGAAACTTTGTCGTGGTGAAGGACAAGAGTACCGAGAAGCTGCCTATCCATCGCCTTCCCTTGGAGAGTACCAATCCCTCCGATAGCTTCAAATACCTCATGATGAAGCGGGATCTGAGAAGAAAAGTAGGCGGAGCCAGGAAGGTCAATGTAGGTGATGCGAGTGTGAGGTGATTTTAATATATTTGGAAATGAGCAAACAATTAGAAAACGAGATAATTGAACATTTTTTCCAAACTACTCCTCATGATCGAATCGATTTAAAGAAGGCTTATACATCTTTTGGGCCAGATTTAATTGGAAAATTTTTGAATTTAATTTCTGGATTAGGACTGAACCTTGAATTCGCTTTGGGTCAATTGGAATTATTTATAGAAGCTCATGATGTTCCAAAAAACTGGATTTTCATCGAAGAAAAGGAGGCTTATTTTTCTGTATTTGAAAATTGGTTGAATTCCAGGTTTTTGAAAAACTAAATTAAATTCTGCCAAAAAATCTTGACTAATGAAGGTTAAACCAATTAAATGTGATGGGCTAAGAGAGTTGTTATCTGATTCTCCTTTGTACAGGAAAATTTTACTAAATCCAGAAATTGCAATAGATCCAAGAACTCTTTATGATTTTGGTTTTCCATTTTCTTGTAATTGTGCCGAAGACCCTCAAACTCACCTTTTAAAACTTGAAGACTATACAATTAAAGAAATGACGGACCATTTGACATATGGTTTTGGACCTGGTGATAGATCAAAAAAATACGGAGAGTACCGGTTACTTGATGAAATTGGTCAAAGGTTTATTGAAAAAGTGATTGGTCAATGCCAAAATTGCAAGAAAGACAACCCTATGTTTTTGATTGAGTTTTTTACTGAAAAAAATGAAGTTGGTGAATACTATTTGTACGGAAAGAAAATCGGGCAAACACCTCCATACTCAGTAAAAGCCGAAGGATACGTTTCAAAGATCCTTAGTAAGGAGAATTTGGATTTTTATAGAAAAGCATTGATGAATCTCTCCGGAAATTATGGTATTGGTGCTTTTGTATATTTTAGAAGAGTTGTTGAATCAGAATTGATAAAGCTTTTAGAGCAAGTTTCAGAATTGGATGATCCAAAAAGCATTAAAGTAAAACAGTTGTTAGAGGAGCATAGATTAACGCATAAAACACCTGATTTACTTGAAGAAGTATATGGGTTTTTACCGGAATCCTTGAAGGGGTTGGGTACTAATCCGTTTAAATTACTTTATGGATCAGCATCTGTTGGTGTACATAAATTATCAGATTCTGAGTGTCTTGAAAAAGCATTGAGTTTGAGATATGTTCTAGATTTTGTTCTTAAAAAAATCTATGAAGAGAAAAATGAAATTTCAGAAGTGAAAAAACATCTTAAGAATCTAAGTATCGATTAAATGACCAAAGCCTCCCAGTGAGGCTTTTTTTATGTCCTTTCCACTCCCCTATGCTCCTCCGATATTCGGAGTATGAGCCAGAAGACCGTATATCAGGCGCTGAGTGAGATGCAGGAGCTGTCCAAAAAGGACCAGCCCTTTAGCTTCTCTTTTATGTCCTACTCGGAGACCAAGCAGTCCACGCAAGGGGTCTGCTCCGTTCGACGTGCCAGGCTAAAGCTGACTGACAAGCGGGAGCAATACCTGAATGCCGATGCACTGATCGAATACATCGACCTGGACACGCTGGAGCATCGCCGATTCTACATCCCTGCGCTCATGACTTTCAACGGACAAAGACTCATCCTGACATGACGCAAGAAGTGAAGAAAATCGGGGAGACCCGTGTAGTGCATACCAGCGCCGGGGCTTTCGCCTTTGGGACGACACCCGAGGGGACATTTGACCAGCTCATGGCCCTCTCGAAGGGGACAGACTGGGAGTCGGATCCTTATCTGCTGAATGGAGCTCGGCTCGTACCCTACGGGGCAAACAATGACCTGCCCGTCCAGATCCGCAAGATCATGGACAAAAACAATCTTGCGCCCGGCATCATCGAGCGGGAGATTGGTCTGCTTTACGGGCAGGGTCCGGCACTCTACCGGCTAGTCTATCAGGATGGCTATATGATGCGCGAGTACCTGGAAGATGCGGAGATCCAGGACTGGCTCGACAGCTGGGACTATCGGCGATTCATTGACATGGCCATGGTGGAGTTCAAATATCTGAAAGGGGTATTTGTGAAACATATCCGCAATCGAGGTCCACGTATAGGCGGTCAGGGCATGATCCGCCGCCTGCAGGTGATCCCCGGCACGGATGCCCGGCTTGAGTGGCCAGAAAATCCCCTACCCAAGCGGCTCGAAAACGTGAGGAGGATCTATACCGGCGACTTCGAAAATCACTGCCTGCACTCAGGGATGACTCCCTATCCGGTATATAATCCCGCGGATCCCTTCCGCCATCGGGTTTCGATCAGCTATCACAATAAGTATTCTTTTGGCCGCAACTTCTACAGCACACCGAGCTATTTTGGTTCGCTCAGTTGGATGATGCGGTCTTCGGATATCCCCGAGGTCCTGGCCTACCTGAGCGAAAACGGGATCACTTCAGCCTTTCACATCCATGTGCCGGAAAAGTATTGGACTGATAAGCGGGAGAAGCTCGAGAAAAACAATCCTACGCTCGATGATGCCAAGATCGACGCCATGCTGGAGGAGGCAAAAACTGAGCTTTTCAACAAGATGGCCTCTGTACTGACCGGCAAAAAAAACGCAGGCAAATTCATCGAGACCACGGACTTCTATGACGAGGATGGCAATCTCTGCGAGTGGAAAATTAATGCGATCGATCAGAACGTGAAGACCTTCATCGAGGCGCAGCTGAAGATCAGTGAAAAGGCCGACTCGGCCATCACCTCCGGGATGGGACTGCATCCTTCACTTTCCAATATCATCGTGAATGGTAAGATGAGCTCCGGTTCAGAGATGCTTTACGCTCTGAAGCTCTACATGGCCAGCGACACGACTATCCCAGAGGAGGTCGTATTCGAAGCAATCAATCAGGACATTCAGGCAAATTTCCCCAATAAAAAAGGCATCCGCATGGGCTTCTACCATCACACGGTGATGCGTGAGGAGAATGTGGCTCCCGAAAAACGAGTAGTCAACACAGTAACTGAATAGCTATGATGCTGATCAACAAATCCGGAAACGGAGCCGAAGAACTGCAGCAGCTCACCAGCTCCTTCTATGCCAACAATGACTTTGACCGGGCGCGCACGCTCTGGATCCTGGAAGAAAACCAGATGACCAAGCTTGTTGGAGGTGACCTGATGGCCCGTGCTCTGAATCACTACAACAGTGCGGACTTTCAGAAAGAGAATGCATCTGCTGAAGAGGCAAAGAATGACAAGCTCGTCCAGCTCCTGCAGATCCCGATTGCCTATCGGACTACCCTGCGATACTATCAGCTGAACACCGTCAGCCACGAGACCAGCGGGCGCAAAGTGAAGATTGACCGGGACAATGAATCCATGGCTTGGGAGTGGATGATCGACAAAGACGATGATGCCCAGCGCCGCATGGCTCATGAGACCACAGACATGCTGATCGACTGGCTGGAGTCCAACAAAATAGCTGAGTGGATGGGCTCCGAAAATCGGAAAGCCAGCCTTGAGCTATTTGTCAACTCCATCGCCATCTTCCAGCAGGCCTATCCCATGGTCGATCACAGTCAGAGTTTCTTCTATACCGTGGTGCCATTCCTCCGGGAGATTCAAAACCATGTGCTGAAGAAAGCCCTGGGAACCCATTATACCCCCTTGCTGCAGCGCTGGACCAGCGGAGAGACCGAAAGCGGCAGCGGATCAGCAGGAGGGGGTATCCCATCCCTGGATGAGGAGCAGGAGGAGTTTTACGACAGCCTGCTCCGCTACGTGCAGACCGTCCAGCCCTTGCTGGCAATGGTCATCGCAGTCAAGCGCCTGAGCGTGCAGGTCATGCCAGAGGGCGTGGTCCAGCACTTCCGCTCCATGGTGCAGTCCCGTAATGCCTCCCAGATTCCCCTCAAAGATATCCTCGACATACACATCAAAAACCTCAACGATGACGCCCGGGAGCTGCTCGATGATATCAAAGTATTTATTCGATCAGCTGATCCGGATGCGGGCGTGTTTACGGTGCTGCCCGAGAATAAGGAAGAAAACAAATTTTTCCGTACATGAACCAGATCGAGATCCCCGAGCGAAACCTGCAGCTGGAGATCCCGGCGCATTGGGATGAGATGAGTTCTGTCCAGGCAAAATATTGTCTGAGACAAGCTGTCTTGGCTGCCTCCGGAATCATAGATCCTGATGAAGCCAAGGTGCGCTGTCTCTACTATCTCCTGGACATCGAGCGGGATGCCGAGTCCGTGCGAAAAGAACGGCTACTCACCGACCGGCAGCGGGAGGAAAAGTATTCTAGGATCGCGATCCTGTGTGAAGAGCTGATCACATTCCTCTTTGCGGTCAACAGTAAAGGCCAGCTAGAAATCAACTACACTCCCGTACTGAATCACTTTCCCCAGGTCAAAGCCGGAAAAGTGGTTTTGTACGGACCGAGCCACTTGCTAGCGGATCTCACCTTCGGGGAGTTGCGCGCGGCAGTGGAAGAAATGCAGGCCTACTTTGACAGCAGGGAGGAAGATCAGCTCAGCCGGATGATTGCCTGTCTGTACCGCCCGGAGCGGAAAGACTGGGAATCCTGGCAGCGGGCAGAAGACTTTGACGGACGCAGACGGGAGCCCTTCAATCGGGCCAGACTCGATGAGCTGTCCCTGATCACCGCACGGCTCGGGCAGGTGGAGCGCACGGGGATCCTGCTGTGGTTTAGTCACGCCCTCCATTACATCCAGACCGAGGATCTGATGATCAGCGGACGGGAGATCAATCTTTCTCCGCTCTTTCCGCAAGCTATCCGGGAAGATTCCGAGCCGATCCGCCCCGATCAGCGAGGGGCTGGCTGGACAGGGGTACTCTTCCAGCTGGCAGAGCAGAAGGTATTCGGCGAAGTGGACAAGGCCGACAAGACCGGGTTCTTTGACATCCTGGTCTACATGTATGAGAAGCACCTGGAGAATCAAAAAGCAAAAGCCAAACAGAAAAAACGATGAACGTCCTGACCTTCGATACCAAACTGCAGGAGCTCCTGGAAGAGATCCCCGCCATCAAAGGCTATGTCCGGGCCGTGGATGACAATCAGGCTACCGGTAAGCTGAATGACAAGCGAGGCATACAGCTCGTGGCCGTCCTGCCCAGCTACAGCGCCGAGGGTATATCCGGACGGAAGACCGACAGCTGGACCACGCTCTTCTGGGTGATCGAAAAGGGAGATCCCAGTCAGTCCGAAGCCAAAGAGCTGGCTCAATACCGCCGATGTGAGGAAGCCATCCATCAGCTAAAAGACCTGATCATCGAAAGCCAGGAAGACGGCTGCAGTCTTTTCTGGCGGCTGGAGATCGGCAGCATCGTCATCGAGCCCGAGTACAACGCCTTCGGCGGATGGAACGGTTATTTTATGACCGTCACTTTTTAGACTGACTTTATATATAAATCTGTATATTTATCCATGAGCTTAATACATGTCATCATCATAGAGAAAGACGGGATCCGAGAGCTTTACAGCAGTATGCCAAAAGTCTGTGAAGCTCATCCAGAATTCTCTCACAGTTATGCCAGGCTTCAGAAATTTCCCTTCGAATACAAAGGCTGGAAGTTTACCAAAGAAAAAATCAATCCCCATGAACAGAGCCAATAGAAGATCCGAGAAAAAATCTGGGAAGCAGCTGCAAAAGAACATTGTCCAAGCCGGCAAAAAAGTAGAGCGCATAGAGCGTGTGGTATTGGGATTTAATTTCCTGGTGGATAAAAAAGCGGTGGAAATCGATCTGCCCAGCTTGAGCCTTTACCGGGAGCTGATCGGGACTGAGCCTAAGGAAATGGAATCCTGGATGAAGAATGCGTATCTCTACTGCCGGATGAAAAAGGGTATGGCACCTGGAGCCGTACTCTTTTTCAAGGACATTGAAAGCGGGGTGGTGATTGGTCAATATGATGGAAAAAGAGCTATTTTTTAATGAAAAATACCCTGTTTATGGTATTTACTTTTTTCGATTGATAGGCTAGTTTGCAAGCTCACTAAAATTTTTCACAATGAGCAATCGACCAAAACCATTATCTGAGCTCAGCGAAAGAGAGCTGGCAGAGACGCAAATCAAGCTTTTAAGTGCCATTCGAAAGAATTCTGCTAACATTTTGGTGATCCTAGGGATCTTTTTAGCAGTGGCTGTATTAGGAGGGATCATTTTGGCCACCTCATAATACATTCGGGGCGGTAACATTTTCCGGCGATTGTTAGGGGTAGAGCAGAGAAGAGACGGAAAAAGTAGATAAACAACCTGGTGCCTCTCATCCACGGCAATACATCGTATTGAAAAACAACGTGATCGGCGCGCAGCGCCGCCGTGGATGAGAGGCACGCCGCTTGGAGCGCACGGGAACCCCTCAAAAAAGAGTGGTTCACCGCTTCGGGCTATAAGCTCCCGAGAGCTACCCGTTTCGCTCGGGTCTGCGGATTCGCTTTCAGATTTATGGCTCGAAGTCCAAAGGCTATTTCTCAAAGGAAGTGCAAACGAAAACTAAGCCCTGCGCATTTTTTACTCTAGTTGCTTTCTCATGTCTTTGAGAAAGTTAATCTCCCGAAATACGGGTTTATCAAAGGATAAAGTAGAATAGATCTCAATCGTGATTTCTATCTCTTTTTTCATTTCCTCGGTGGTCATGCCCTTTTCTATCCAATGAAGGGCTTGCCATGCGATAAACCCGAAAACCCGGTTTTTTTCATGGAGAATTAAAAAGGCTTTTAGCTTCTCCATCACAAAATAGAATCTAAATCGACCGTCTGGAGGTCTTGGATAGCTTGGGAAATTTGCTCCCGCTTCTCCTTGGCCTCCTGTCGCTTGGTTTTTTCGGCTTCCACCTGCTCAGGGGTCAGGACTTGATCAGCACGGAAAAGAAAGCACATAGGGAAATATTCTCCGTTTCCGTCCTCCTCTGGGGCTTCTTCTCCTTTGGCTTGGGCTTTTTCGGCTCGCTGTGCGCTTAGGGGCTGCCCCCAAATGATCAAGGCCTTTTCACCTTTTTTGATTATGCATCCTTTAGCCTTCCACTGGTGGAAAGTGCCTAATTCCATGCCTTCGGGGACCCTATAGAAGTATTTCAAAAGGATAGAATTAAGCGTTTGAGCGGTCCACCAAAAGGCCTCTTCTGCGGTTTCGGCTTCTTGGATCATTCGATCTTTCAGGCTCCTTGCATCTGCTGACATTTGCAAAAGCTTTTCCCTGTTGGGGTTGGGCTTTCGCTCTCTCTTGGGTGTGTTCTCGGTCTTTGTCATGGCTTAGGCTTCGATTTCGGTTTTTAGTTTGTTTCGCTTAGCGTTGATTCGCTCTAAAGCATAGCCCAAGACTTCCACGACTAGCACGGGGTTTTGAATCTTCAAAACGTCGTCATAATCCTCTCTGTAGCTGTTTGATCTCTTGCTTACTCTCACGGCGAATTTTTCAGAAAAGAATTCGTCTTGCTCGCTTGCCTCTTGGGCATCTTGGCCGATTGTCACTAAAGCCTCGGCGAATCCGTCAAGCTTCGCCAGCTGTGAAATTTTGCGCTGCTTCTCCTGGAAGTAGTTGATTTTTTCCTCAAGGCTTAGCGGTTCGGCTTTGACTTTCGCCCGTAATTCTTCAAGCTCTTTTTTCATCGCTTTGATCTCGGGGCTATCAATTGCAACTACCTTTGATTTGTTAGGCTGATTTGCGGGGGTTTTGGACTGTTTTTCCATGGTGTTTTTTGTTTAAGTGTTATTGATTTGACATATATAAATATACATATATGTATATATAAATGCAAATATAAATTCCTGCTTATCAGTTACTTATGATTAACCCCAAGTAAATTTTGCCTTTAAAAAAGTGCTCCCGAAAGCCCTATTTAATCGAGATATTTTTTAGGCTTTTTGAGTCAAAAAAGGCTGAAAAGTGTCTAGAAACGGCTGAAAATCAGCCTCTTATTTAGAATATTTTTAAATTAATCAGCTGAAAATCAGGCTTTTCCAAACAAATTTTGGAAAACCTGCCCGTTTCGCTGAAGATTGACCCCGACTCCGCCCTCTCCTTGAATTGCAATTGCAAGCCCTTTGACCCCCTGACGAAATATGAGAAACAAAAAAATCCCACCATATTCTAGTGAGCCTGGGCGAACTCCTATGAATAGCACAGACGAGCACTGGTGCGATGTCCCGCAGGACCGCAGGTTTTAATTGGCGTCAGCCTCAGTTCAAGCCACTGGTGGCTCTGGCGGAACAAGCGGCATTCAGCCGCCCGCCTTTTAAAAAGATGCCTGGGCATCACCTATTTTTAGCTCGCGCAGCGCCGTGGGAATAGCAACCTACAGTTGCCCCACCCTTATTACACAGACGAGCACTGGTGCGACGTCTCGCAGGGCCGTAGGCATTTGTTAGGGTTAAGGATAGCAGGGGTATGTCTGATGCGAAGCAAGGACCGAAGCCCCGAATAGCCTGGCCGAATGGCAACCCCCTAAACATTCATTTATTATTATTTAAAAAAAGACCAGATCCTTGTATCTTTCAAACGCTAAAACATCAAACACTAATAGTATGAACCTTAAAAATATGGATCGGAGTCGGGTACCCGTAAGGGCCTGGGGCTTATATCAACGTTGTTTGGTGTGCCTAGCAGCTCCGGTCCACCACATATCATTATGGCTAAAACATCAAAAACGTTCACCATCCAGTACAAACTGGCAAACATGGATCTCTCCAGCCTAAAGAGATTGATCCAAGAGATCAAATCAATTACCGGACTAAAACCCGATAAGATCTTGGATTCGGAAAACAACCCGGTTCAACCTTAAACCTAGCCCTGCCATTTGGTAGGGCTTTTTTCTGTCCTTTCTGGAAATGATCCACCGAAATACTTTAGCCTAACTAATAGGCAATAGGTGGATACGATTGTTAAAAAAGAGTTTGTCAGAAGAATTTTGGAAGACGAGGCAAGCAGGTTTGAGAAAAACCAGGGCTTGGCCATGCGTAAAATTTTAACTTTTCACACTGGCCAGACTGAATCATCTAGGATTTTTAAAGTAGAGACAGCTGATAATTTCGACGGCAAACTGACCATGAAGCACTTGGCTCGTCAGCGATTTCTGGACATCAAAAGAAAAAAGCGGAGCAGAAAGTCAAGACGAATTAGGACTACTCGATACCCGATCCACAATCGATTTGTTTTTGGTCACTTCTACTCCATAGCCAACCGACTAATGGTGGACTTTACTAATGAGGTAGCTGAAGGGATCAAACGTGACCTTAAACTTCCTTAACCATGGGCAAAAAACTCAGAGATGAAGATCTGGTACTGAACATCATTGTCAATGGTGATCAAGGGAAAAAGGAAATCGGCGAACTCGAACGATCGATCAAAGACACAAATTCTGAACTCCGTGCCCTTGAGCGCCAGCAAAAAGCTCTTGCTCAACAAAATAAAAAAGACACAAAGGAATATAAGGCCGTCACTGCAGCGATCAAGCAGAAAAACAATGCTATTTCCCTTGCCGAATCCAGGTTAAAGCAGCTCCGCTCTGAAATGGATATCAATACGATGTCAGCTGCAGATTTGAGGCGAGAGATGAATAGGATCCGAAGACTTCGGGATATTGCCCCTCCTCTGACCGAAGACTGGAAAAAGCATGATGAAAGACTTACTCAAGTTTCTACTCGGTACAATGAGCTTACAGGAAGAGCACAGCGGACCGGTATGAGTATTCAGAATCTAGCTGGAAAATTCAACCACTACATCGGCGTGATCACTGCAGGCCTTGCAACTTTTTATGGAGCTATCTCAGGAGTAAGAGCTGCCATTACTGCTTATGCAGAATTTGATGACAAGGTGGCTGATGTCATGAAAACCACCGGTATGCTTAAAGGTGAAGTCCTCGAAATGAATGAAAGCCTGAAATCTCTCGATACCCGTACTGCACAAGAGGACCTTCTTGGTCTTGGTAGAGTAGCTGGTAAGCTTGGTATAGAAGGCCGGGAAAATGTGGAAGGCTTTATCCGATCTGCAGATAAAATTGTGGTCGCTCTGAAAGAAGATCTGGGTGGAGATGTCGAGGACTCTATCAATGCTGTCGGTAAGCTAGTTGATATTTTCAAAATCGATGAAGAGGTTCCTTTGGAGTCTGCACTGCTCAAAGTTGGTTCTGCAATCAACGAATTAGGAGCTGCATCGACTGCTAATGAGGGTTTCCTGGTTGAGTTTACCAAGCGCACTGCAGGTATGGCTCCATCTGCAAGAATCAGCATTACCGAGATCTTGGGATTAGCTGCTACCTTGGATCAATTGGGACAAACTTCTGAAGTCTCATCTACGACATTCAATAACCTTATTCCCAAGATGTTTACCAATACCGAAGCTTTTGCAAAGCTCGCCGGTATGACGATTGAAGACTTCACCAGGTTATTGAATGAAGATGCCAATGAGGCATTTATCCGGTTCCTGGAAGGAGTTCGGGGAAATAATTCAGGCTTGTCAGAGATGATCAACAATATGGGTGATCTGGAGATCGATGGCGCCAGAGCAACCTCGGTAATAGCTGTTTTGGCAAACAATACCGAGACTCTCAGACAGCAACAGGATTTAGCAAATGTTTCGTTTGCAGAGGGGACCTCGTTGACCGATGAATTCAACGTCAAGAATGAAACTGCAGCTGCCAAGCTGGAGAAAGCTAGAAAAGGGCTTCAGGCCATGGTTGTGGAGCTGGGAGAAAAGCTCATGCCGGTGATGACCATGTCCACCTCAGGATTCTCTTATTTCGTCCGAATTCTAACCAGCGCATTAGACTTTTTTATGCAAAACAAGACGGCAATTCTTAGCCTGGTGTCTGCGGTCGTAGCCTACAATGCAGTGGTGTTCATTCAGAATAAGCAAACTCAGGCCAGTATTCTACTGGCAAAGGCTAAGATTTTTTGGGACAATGCTCAGCTGATCGCTACTCAACTGCTGGCAGCTGCTCAGATGCTTTTAACTGGTAACCTCAAAGGGGCTGCCCAAGCCATGCGAATTGTCAATAGTGTAGCCGCAGCGAATCCTTATGCAGCAGTTGCTGCTTTGGTGATTGCTCTTGGAGTAGCTGTATATAACTGGTCCAAATCTCTTACTGCAGCTGAGAAAGCCCAGCGAGCGGTAAATGATATTTCGAGAGATGCTGAAAAATCAGTCATCAGAGAACGTCTTGAGATTGAAAAACTCATTGCTATTGCTCAGGATAAAACTCGCTCTGATGAGGAAAGGCTTATTGCACTTCAAAAACTCAATGATATTTCACCGAAGTACTTTTCAAATCTTGATCTGGAGACTGTCGGTACTGAAGCTGCCAAGAAAGCTACCGATGAATATATCGAATCATTAATTAGAAAAGCCAGGGTACAGGCAGCTGAGGAAAAGCTTGTAGAGCTTGAAAAAAAGAAACTGGACCTTGCCAAAGACTCTACTGATTTGAGCTTTTGGGAAAACCTTCAGGCCTTTGTTGTTGGTAAATCAAACGTGATATCCTCCAAATTAGCTGAAGGTGCAAAAGAAATCCGAGAGCAAGAAAAGCTTTTGACTGCCTTCATCAAAGAAAACACCGATCGCCCTGATTTAAACCTGAATACTAATTCGAGCAGTAGCGGAGAATCAGCCGAGCAAATCACCACCATACAAAGTCTGAATGAGCAGCTTAAGAAGCTCCAGGAAGCACGCGAAAAAATCAATGTAGCTGACACTGAATCACTCCGCAAAAATGCGGAAGAGCAAAAGCGCATCCAGGATGAATTGGCCAAGTATCAGATTCAGACTACATCGAAAGTTTCCAAAACTAAAGCAGATCAAATTTCCAAGGAGGAAAAAGAGGCAGAGGCATTATTTCAGAAGCAGCAAGAATACCAGCAGCAGGTTTTGGAATCGCAGCTTTCCTTTATCGATCAGGAAAACATAGCCCATCAGCGACGCCTCGAGCAGGCAGGTTTGGCTAGTAAGAACCGAGAAGAAATGACTGCTCAGGAACTCGAGGTTTTGAAAGCCCTTCAGCTGCAGTATTACGATAATCTCAGTCATATTGACGCCCAAGCCATGCAAAAGGCTTTGGATAAGAAGCAATATGCTTTCGAGCGAGAGCTGGAAGCACTGCGTATTTCCCACAATGAGCAATTCAAGGAAATTAAAACCATGGCTCAGGCTAGAGCCATCCTGGAAGACGAGCTTTCTGCAGATGCTTTGGCAGGTCTGCGTAATATGCGTGATGCCCAGCGGGAAATCGATAAGAAGTTCCAGAGAGAGGAAGAAGAGCTGATGCGTCAGCACTTGGAAGGTCTTCAGGCCGAGCTAGAGCAATCAATAGCAACAGGCGCCTTTCAGGGAATTGATCTAGCTGATCAGGTGCTTTCCGATGAAGAAGTTCAGGTACTGGAGGAAAAGCTGTCCCAAGTAAAGCTGCTGCTTTCTGAAATCGGATTGGGATCCGGTACCGAAATCGCAGAAGACCGCGGATTGAGAGCCCGGAATGTTGATATTCTCGGCTTTGCTGCAGAGGATTGGGAAATCTTCTTTGAACGCCTGGAATCAGGAAAGACGGGTATCAATGAGCTGGTCATGGGAGCGCAAGCCATGATCTCCGCCTATGCCCAATACGTATCCTTTGTCAATGCCGGTGAGCGGCGCGAATTGGCGGAGTTCGAAAAGTCCAATGAGAAGAAAAAACAGGCCCTGAAGTCCCGACTTGATCAGGGCTATATCTCACAAAACCAATATACCCAGCAGGTGGCCGCACTCGATGCGGACCTGGAAAGAAAGAAGGCGGAGCATGACCGCAACGCTGCAAAGCGTGAGCGCAACGTTGCCTTAATGTCCGCCATCGTCAATACGGCTTCGGCGATTGCTGCTGCCCTTCCCAATGTTGCCTTGTCGATCATAGTAGGTGCTATGGGTGCCATGCAGATCGGTACGATCATGCGGACACCATTGCCCGAGATTCCGGGAGCGGAAGATGGAGGGTTTCTCGATGTGGTCCGCTCGCAGGATGGGAGACGCTATCGGGCGAGAAAGAAGCCCAATCACCGGGGCTTTGTGGACAGTCCGACCGTCATCACCGGCGAGTCGGGACGGGAATTTGTCGCATCCAATGAGGCAGTGAATAATCCCACCGTGGCACCGGTACTCGATGCGATTGATACGGCTCAGCGCCTGGGACAGATCTCCTCGCTGAATCTCTTCCGTGTCCTGGAAGAAAACCGGGAGCTCCGCAGATCCATACCCGGAAGGCAGAAAGGCGGTCGGCTCTCTTCTGATATTCCGGAGGCCTCTCCTTCGGGATCGGGTCTCGGCATGGGACTATATCCGGAGATGATGGCCCTGATCAAGTCGAACACGAAGGCGATCAATCAGCTCAATGAGCGGCTTCGAAGACCGATCGCCGCGGATGTGAGCATCACCGGCAAGCGAGGACTCGAGGAGCGGCAGAAGGAATTGGAGGTTATTCGTAAAAACGCCTCACTATGAGTGTATATATCAAAGTAAACGGACGAAAGCTGGATCTTCCGCTGGACTTCAATGTGGAGCTGGTCATAGAGAACCCGATTCTTATTCAAAACAGGACACCTTTTCCCTATACCACCAGCTTTGATTTCCCGCTGACTGAGAATAACCGCAAAGTCTTTGAGCACCCGGACCGGGTCAACCTGGCCAATCGATCCTGGGAATATTCCGGATCAGTGATGGGAATGAGTGCCTTGGTACTATACTATGGCTCGCTGATCATTCAAGAAATTGGTGGAAAACTCAAAGCCAATTTTCAGGCGGTAGACAATCTGGCTAAAGCCCGTCAGCCGATGAATGAGCTGGATCTTGGCCGATACGAATTCGGTGAAGCGGACTTTGAGCATCGGACGGAGGACTTTCCCGGAGTCGGACAGCCTCGGTACAATTACGGCTTGCTATTCTTTGAAGCACATCAGAATCAGCATGTCTTTACTGCCGCTCCGATCCGGCAGAGCGGTAGTAGAGAAACCCGCTCCTTTGACGGCACAGAGCTCTTTGTCAACATACTTTTCGGACAAAATAATTTCTTCAATGCCTGGGCATTTATCGGGGGAAATGATACCCGACTCAAGGAGAATATCGTTCCCGGTGAGCTGGCGATTCCCACCCATACGGTGATGTATCCGCAGATCCGGCTTTCGGAGCTCTTCAAGATCGTGCTGGATCTGCCCGATGAGGAGAATCCTTTCCTTGATGAAGAGCTGTCCAAGCTGGTCTTGACAGCGCACTATCATCCCAATTTCCGGGATGATATTGTGATCAAGTGGAAGGGGATTTTGGTGGATAATGATTATCCCAACCCTTCCTCTCCGGTTGAGGAGTTGTATTTCAATCTCGGGACCTTTCAATCGACTGTCACCGCGGCAGATGTACTGCACTCGGCCATGAATATGTTTTGCATGACGCTGTTCCGCATCCAAGACGGACCGACTACCCGCTTTCAGATCAAATACAACCGGGATCTGATAAATGATGAAAGCTTTCAGGATTGGAATTCCCAATTGGCCTCTAGGTTGGTGCTTTCGCGAGAACCGGCACAAAACTATGTCTATGGCTATCAGGAATTCTCAGAGAAGCGACCCGAGATCGATCCGGAGTTTGTACTCGGTACGATACAGGAGCTCCTCGATGCGCCGGTGGATCCTGACACGCTAGAGCAGGTGTATTACATTCAGACCACCCGGCAGCTGATCCTCAAGAAGCAAAGCCTCTATTGGGATGCGGATCCCCAGCTCAACAAGTACAGCTATGAGGTGAAGAATCACGGCCTTTTTGGCTCGGTGGCCAAGGACGGGTTTGATATTTCCGTTTCTCTGGGCCCATTGCAGATGGTGCCTTCGGACAATCTGCAGGACTTTCGGAATTCAGATTCACCAGTGGATCTCTATCCACTCTATCAGCCCCTTTTCTCGGGCTCCAAAGATCCTAGCTACAAGCCTTCGATCATGCTCTATCAAGGCCTGACGCCTAACGGCAGCTTTGGCAACGAACTCGTGGATTATCCCTATCTATCCTATCACAACTATGCTCCCACCGGTATCCGGATGGGAGAGCTTTCCCTGGCATGGGAAGGGGCTGACGGTTTGATTTTCAACTTTCACAAGCAGTTCAAGGAATGGGTGGAGAGGGACCGGCTCCGGGCTTTTGGTAATCTGATCTTTACAGCCAGTCAGATCAAGCGGATCGACGCTCGAAAGAAAGTACTGCTCAGGGGTAAGCTGTGGTGGATCGAAAAGCTGACGATTCCAATCGGCAAGGACGAGGTCTTTCTCGCGCGATGCGAATTCATTGAGGCTCCGATACCAGGTGAAGGTGAGCCTAGCTACAGTGATGGATCGGTATGGGAGCCGGGATCCAGTGTACCTGTACCGCCGACTGGTACCTGCTACACGATTTCGATTGATACGCTGACTTTTGATCCGATCACAGACGACTTTGATATACAGATCAGGCGACCTGCCGGGAGTCTACTCACGCAAAATTACCTGCTCTATGACCAGTTCCAGGATGGAGATGACACGCTCATTGTGGTCTGCTCCGAAATCACACCGGTACTGATCCAGGGAGGAGAAGGTGTCGAGTCCGTCAATGGAGTCTCCATTTCGGTAGGAGGGTCCTGCTCGGATGATGGTGATTGCATGCTATGATTTCTGTCCTTTCTGCAATTACCCACCTGAAGTACTTTGGAATCAAGTTTTCATACATGATCAGAGATTTCGTGCTTCATTCTATCCTACAAAAATCCGCAGAGCTAGCCCATGAGGTGGCCGACAAATCCCGATGGGGAATTTTCTTTGCTCCGATTCTTATTTTCATTGAGCGCTATATTTTTTCAGACTGGCCGTTCCTGATTTGGCTTTTGGTTCTCATCGTTTTGGACACACTTCTAGGTTTTGGTTTTGCCGTCTCCAGAAGACAAGTATCTCCAGGAAAGCTTGCAGGTATTTTTATCAAGTTTGTCGTCTATGGATCACTGATGATACTCGGGCATGTCCTGGAAAACTTTAAAGTTTCGGATGAAGCTATGCCAGGAGGTTATTACTTCAAAATGGTCATCTATGCCGGAGTCATTATTGTCGAGGCTATCAGTATCATGCGAAACCTCGGAAAAATCAACAAAAAACTTGTACCCAAATTTATCCTGAAGCGATTTGAAGGATTCAACGAATCCGGAGATTTCAATGAGCTGACCGGCAAGCCTACGCCCAAGAATACCGACTTTCAATCTCCCCATGGAGATGATTTTTCAGAGCACATCGATCCGGAATACCGGAGAAAAGACGATCCCCGAAGACCTAATGACCAAGATCATGCAGCTGACTACTAATTTCAATTTATCCGAATTCCAGTGCAGATCAGGCGCTCCCATGCCTGACCAGGTATTGAACCACCTTCATTCATTGGCGATGGCACTTCAGATCATTAGGAATGAGTTGAAGGCTCCAATTACCATCACATCAGGATACCGATCTCCAGAGCATAATTCTAGAATCGGAGGAGCCCAAAACTCCATGCACATACAAGGCAAAGCAGCCGATTTTAAAGTCTATGGAAAAAACCCTAGAGCGGTAGCCGCGATTATTGAGCGATTGATTTCTGAGGGAAAGATTCCTCAAGGTGGGCTCAAGGCTTACAGATCATGGGTTCATTATGACATCAGGGGGGTCAGAGCACGATGGTGATCAGGGCGAGAAATCTATTCCTGCTCTGCATTCCCCTGTTCTTTTGGGCCTGCGGAGCAAAGCAGACTATCACAGGCGTGGAGCGTGTGTATCGGGACACGACTATCATCGTGGAGAAGCTCGTGCCGATTGATGTACCGGGATCTACGATCCAGTCACCTACGATCAATATCGATTCGCTGGTCACCTTACTTGGGAGCGGAGTAGATCCCAAAGTGATCGAGCGAACGCTTATCCGGGAAGATCCCGAAACCAAACTGAAGGTCGGGATACTCATCGATGAGATGGGCAACCTGACCGCATTGTGTGAGCAGCAGGAGCGGATCATTGAGACGCTTCAGCGCGAAATCACACGCCTGCAGTCTGAATATGAGCGGGTGACGGTAGAGGTCTCTAAAACCTGGATCCAACAGCTCTGGCATGACTTTAAGCAGCTGATCATCGGAGCATTGCTCCTGATAGCATTTCTGACTATTCGAAAATTTCTTACCTAAACTTCATACACCATGAAAAACCTGATTACCAAAATCGCTTTGACCCTGCTGATAGCTTTGGCAGTGTTACCCATCCTGACCGGATGCAAGTCATCCAGTCTCGTCTCGGTCACCAAGACCGTGCAGCCTGCTTACCCGCTTTTGACAGCTCCGCTGGAGGTCAATGGGGCATCCGTGATGATCGATATCGAAGATACCGGTCAGCGTAGTGATGCAGCCTACCAGGCAGGACCTCAGGCTATCTCCATCATTTACTTTGAGTATGTGAAAGGGGTCAAATTTAAGGTCTTAGAAGACTATTCGGCCATCCCGGAAGGGAAAGTGGCCACTTCGCTAGGACCAGAAGAGATCTCCGAGTCTAAGAAGGGGGAGAAAGTCATTATCAAATATCCGCTATACTATCCAGACGGATCGAAGACACTCAAATTCAAACCACTCTACACCAGCAACTGATCGGATTAGATGGCCTTGACGATTCTTCAGCAGCCGCAGTCGCTGACCTTTGTCGGTAATATCCCCGAGCTAATTGTCCAGACGGACGGGCTCGGGATGACTGTAAATATCAGCAAAGGCGCGACCCTTATCCTTGCCGAATATTACACGGCAGATGATTTGGGGCGTAGCCGCGTACTGCTGCGTGAATTCTTGGACGAATACCTTCACTTGGATCTTCCTGGTGAAGTGGATCTCTATGAGCAGACCCGCTCATTTGACACTTTTACCGTGGAGATCATCTCCGGAGAATTCACCGAGGAAATTACCTTTACGGCCATCAAGGGCGGTTCCTCTACGCTGAATTTGGACTGTGCATCCTTCTTGAAGGAATCCTGGCTCACCTGGCAGCCCCAAATTAAGAAGGTCAAAGATGTGCAAGTCGAATGGCTGAGCTTCTTTACCCAGCAGGCAGCTTTGGTTAAGATCAAGGGGTATTTCCCTGGAGGGACCTCTGAGACCAAAACACTGCACAACCTAGCTACAGGTAAGCATTATACGATCAACATGACCTATTCCGATCTTCGGAATGAGTTTGTGGATCAACCCATCTACATCGACGTGTGGGTGGAAAATGACGGAGGAGAGGCCTTTTCGACTTATGTGCAGCGCTATGTGCTTACGGATGAGTTTTTTGAATGGGATGATTTCTTCCTATTCAAAAACTCGGTCGGCGGTTTGGATACCATCCGTCTCACGGGTGAGCGTGAGTCTACCAATCCCATCGAAGTCGACGCAGCACTGTTCGATGATGAATATGAGCGGGACTACCAGGTCAATCCCCGATTAGCCTTTGAGAAAAACACAGGCTTTTTTCGCAGTCGGGCGGAGCTTCTTTGGACGATGGATTTCTTCCAAGCTAAAGAAAAGTACTTCCTCTTAGAGGAAGCCTTTACAGAGATCCGGCTGCTCAATCCTGAGTTCAACGCTCCGGAGAATACACTGACAAGTCTGGATTTCAAATTCAGCTATACCCGACAGACGATTTATCTCAGTCTTTTTAAAAAAAAAAGTCCCCTCATTGATCCAGTGATCATCGGGCCGGGGGATGATGATTTTTACCTGCCTCCGAATATTGGCGAATTCCCCCAGCAAAGCGATCCTTCTGGATTGCTTTTCCCAGTGCAAAAGCCCGGTACTCCGGGCTGGTTTTTCATAACCTGGGAAAACATTCTGGCGGATATTTTGGAGAATATCCCTTCCGGGAATCACAACGAGTTGGCCGGCCTCCAGGGAGGAGATTCTCCAGAAGGAGAATACTTTCACCTAACCGCTGAGGAGCTGCAGAAGGTGAAGGATCTTCAAGATCCAGCTGCAGTAGATGGAGTATCTCAGACTGGTATATTGAATTTCAATAGTCCTACTGATGTAGATCTCAATGGGTGGGCATGGATTATCGATGGATTTGAATACATAGGAGGAGATCAAAATATCACTGGGACCACTGGCACTCCCTCTAATTTCAATCGAGTAGATTATGCAGTGGGAGACAATAATGGGGACATCTTATGGATCTCTGGACCAGAGGATCCGGACCAGCTGATAGATCCTTCCATCCCTGTAGGGACCATCTTGCTTGCTAGGGTTATTCGGACTCCTGCAGGTGACAATACTCCAGAAGTCACTCCGGAGGATCTGACTGACTTTGTATCCAAATCAGCTCCAGGCAATCAGACCATCCTATCATCCATCACCTTGGCCAGCTTGTCAGATCCGGGCAGTCCTTCCAATCTGATCCAAGTCAATACCAATGGTAAAATAGTAATTGTAAGAGCGGATCGAATAGGATCCTTTGCTACTAGAAATTTGGCAGTAGGATTCTCCAGGCTGGCTAGGATCAATACCGTGGTATCCGGAGGTCCTGCGATTCGTGATTATCAATTCAAGCTCGATATCCTGGCTACACTAGATGGAGATGTCACGCAGCGAGGAGAGCTCTACTGTGCCCTGATCAATGATGGAACAGGAGAGTATGTCAGTAGTGTACTGGAAGTTTCTGGATCTCTTGATCCGGCAGTTTTTACTTTAGTGAAAGTCTCTGCCACAGAATACGATCTGTTTTATCAGCATCTCGATTCAAAGGCCATCCTTATTTACAGACCGTTTGCTCTAGGTCCAGCTGATAGATATTTATTCTATAGGAGAGAGGCAATTATTCCAAGCCTTCCTCCTGGAGACCAGTATTTTTTTAGCCTCTTCATTTGTCCTTTCGATATCGATGGAGGATCTGCAAATTCGATCTACTTAACAACACAAATCATTGACGGCGGCAACGCACAATCATTCACACCATGAGTCACAGAATACAACTTCGCAGAGACAAAGCGGCCTTTTGGGCGCAAGCAGATCCGGTACTAGCACAAGGCGAACTAGCTTGGTCCACCGATACCGGGGAATTAAAAATTGGGGATGGCGAAACAGCTTGGAGCGAGCTATCAAATATCCTGAACCCTGGAGAACCGAGTGATTCCACCAATATCGCTATCTATGACACAGCTAGTGATCTTTGGGATGATCCGGAATTTGGAAACTTCAATGACGGACAATTATTCCTAATCAGAGATTTCTCCAGCGAGCAACAAAATGCAGGAGGAGCACTACTGAGAATGGTAAATGATGGACTATCTGAGCCAGATACTGAAACAGTTTTAATTGGCATTGCATCGGCAGAAGGCCAATTTAGAGCAGTATCTTGGTTAATTGATGATACTTCCAATATGCCTGAGTACACCTTGGCATCTTCGGTAAGTACATCTGTATCCTTACCTACAGGTCAGGTCCGTATCCAGGATGAATCAGGAGATATCAAAATCTATTTCTCTTCCGACACTGATCTTGAGCAGTCGATTGGAAGATATTCTAAATCGGATCATCTTTTTATTGCTTTGAACGACTTGAGCAAAGCAGCTATCATTCGATTAGGAGGTTCAACCGGCGGTCTAGGAGTCAAGAATTACTCTGTAACCATCAGCTCAAATGAAGGCTCTGTAATGCAGGCTCCTGGATTACCGCTACTTGATATTGAGGATATCCTCAATGGAGTGCATGATTTAGATACCTTCATTATTGGAAATGCTGCCAAATCCAATTCATTAGCCGTTTTTGAACAGGAGTCCAAAGCAGAACTACAAGTAAGCGGAACTCTCCAACCAGTTCAGGGAAATGGTGCAACTACAGATCCAGGAAATGGATATATTGCCTTTGACTCACTAAATCTCCAAGAAGTAACAAGGATTTGTATTTCCAAAGCTTCAAATGAAGGACAGGCTATTCTTGATTGGATCCTTGGAGAATCTGATGTTTATGGATCAACTGCTAGTCCAGATAGAGTTTTGATTTTGGATTTCCCAGATGAAAACACAGAATCTTTTATGCTTTGGTTAGGCGATTCAGGCTCAGATCAAGGCGATTATGTTGAATTCGATGTTGCTTACATCGGAAACTCTAACGGAGACGACCTTCATACGTTGCAAGCCGATGAAACGGTGGAAATTTATATGTTGCATACTCCTTACAAGGAGGTGGTCGATCTAAGTCAATTTGTCACCGAGGCGCAAGTGATGGAACTAATAGCTCCATTCACACAGAATCCCATTTCTTTAGGAACTCCTATTGGAGTTCAGTCAGAAATCACACATACAGGCACTGGATATGAAACAATTTCCCAAGTTGGATTTATCCGAGAGGAATTTGTTGGTGCTGTTAATTTTGGAGCACAAATGGTCTTGGAAATAAGTCTGAACTACTATGTCAAGCCAAACGGAACGCAGCCTTTGGTAAGGCTGAAATTGGGCAATATCGAGGTAAAACTTCCATCCGGAAATATCCCTGGAACAGACTCATTCCTTTACTTCGAAGGCACTGTAACTTTGTTTATCAGCAAGCCCGGAGCAGATCTACAGATCAAGGCTCTGACAAGATTCAGATCCTATGAAACTTTTGCCGGAGGAGATCTGCAGGATGATCTGGTTCATTTCCCAGGTGATTATCTCGGAAACGATGATTACACTGTGACAGGTAATTGGGTAGTTGATGGATCTTTCACCGAAACTAATCCTACTTTACAGTTCGATGCAGATTCAGGAATAAAAGCTAGACTAGAAAAAGCCTCCGGGCAGGTCAGTTTGGCCATGTAAATAATCAAAAAGCGGCTCTCGGGCCGCTTTTTATCTTATAATTAATTAAGATTTTTTCCATAATCGAAGACGATTCGTTCAGGGGTTTTTATAATTAATTTTTTATAATCTTCAAATAGGCTGTTAATAAAATCCACTCCATAATCCTCACGAAAACCTGGACCATGAAGATGATGAAGAATCAACATAGCATCATAATAGTTTGGTGACCCAGTCCCTGATTCTTCTGGATTAACATCTTCATGTCGAACTTCATATTGACTGCCTCCTTGTAAAGTGACAATTTCAATAGAACTTGGCTGACCTGTCCCGAAAGGATCAACCAATTGAGTTAAATATTCGCATTTAATTCGAATATTTTCAAAAGATTGTTTTAAGAAATCTAAATCAAGAAATAATAAAATCTCTAAAATACCACCCACACACTTAATTATTGAGTTTTTATTCTGAATAATCCTATCATGAGTAACCTGAACTTGTTGAGCGAATAATAATCCGTTCATAAATAAAACGCGCTCCTCATCTGATAAAAAAGGGACTTCTTGAGATTTTGAAATACCTCTTAGCTCATGAATCCGGACCTCGGTACGAACTACATTGAGCACCAGGTTTTGAAGCCGATCAATTTCCCAATACAATTTTGACCTTACTTCATAGAATTCTTCAATCTTCAATTTTTGTGCATGCTGTAGCAAATACTTTTTCCCTAATCTGTAACCTTTATAAAGGATACATAAACTAAATACTCCTGACATAAAAGTTAAAAAAGCAAAAAATGTATCCATATATTCGTCAATTGTTAAATAAACATCCATTTTTTAAATTTTTATTCCACTTTCCCTTAACGCCCTCAGGCATTCTTGCACCTTGATTTCATTTCCTTGGTCAAGATACGAAATTGCTGCCAGACATAGTTCTTTTAGTTGACGGCCTTTGGCCAGACGCTCATACGGCAGCTTCTGATTGGTCAGTCCTATCCTTCGAATCTTCATCCGGATCCGCTCTTCAAGCTTCACTAGCTCTGCCCTTAGCTGCTCTTCTTCGATTGTCAATCTCCTTGGCAAAGTCATGGATACATAATAAACAATTCTTTTAATGTGAATAGCAAAAATCTATTAACTAACTGAAAACTACCCTGTTTATGGGATTTTTTACAGTCTTTTTTAGTCGAAATTTGGGGGTTCTTTTTTGTTAAACTAAACCATTTCATCCCCTATGAAAAATGATGAGCAACTGGTGAAGGCAGTTAAAAACTTCTTTGAACTTAACTCACATCTATGTCCCGAAGCAATGATGCTGGAGCTTTCATGCATTCGAGATATGATTCCTCAGATCGCATGTAAATGCCACCCACATGAAGATCTCCAGATCACTTACCATCTTATGGACACGTTAGTCCAATTTATAGACGATTGCAAGGAAATACCTTCCTAGGGATCGAAGAGCCTGATCCTTCTAATTTATCGGATCAGGTCTTTTATTTTAACTTTTTCATCTCATCTCTTAGCCTGGCTTCATCCACGTGGGTATATTCCAGAGTCGTCTGGATCTTCTCATGCCCCATCAGCTCTTTTACCACCTCGACCCCAATTCCTTTTCGCAGCGATTCTGTCGCAAATGTATGTCGGGCGACATGGGTAGTTAGGTTTTTCCGGATGTCACAGATCTCAGCGATATCCTTCAGGGTCCGGTTGGTTACTTGCTCTGTGACTGTATTGAAAAGCTTTCCTTTATCGTTGTGGATTAGCCGAAAATGCTCCTCAAGCAAAGGGATCTTGACCTGCTTTTCCCTTCTTCTGGTTTTGAAAGGCACAAATACCAGCATGTCACCATGGATATTCTTCCAGGAGACCCGCTGCACATCAGAGAACCGGAGTCCTGTGATGCAGGAAAACAGGAAATGGCCTAATATCCTAACATGATGATCAGGTGTACTGGATTTCCAATAGTACTTTTTCAATGCCTGCAGCTCTTCCGGTGCCAAATAGGTCTTTCGGTTTTCATATTTGGGCATGGTGTACTTGGAGATACTCTCCAGGTTGACCGAGATCCCTGCCTGATCAGCCCTCCTTGCATAGGTGGTCAGCGTTTTGATTACCCTCCAGGCTGATGATATCCTGATTCCCCCTTTGGTAGTGAGCCAGGCCTGCAGGCTTTCGAGAAAATCTTTGTTGATCAAGCTGAAGGGAATTTCAGACTTGAATTTTCGGATCTTGTTAAGCGAACTGAGATCATTTCTATAGGTCTGATTTGCGATTTTGAAGGCAGCATACCGATCCTTCACGTCCTGTTCGGCCCAAACGAGGAAATCTTTTTTAGCCCCATAGCGGCGATATTCTTTTTGAAACTGCTCAATGGTCAGATTCATATCCGAGTGTCGATAGAACATGAATATCTCATTGATCTTGGCCATTTCTTTATCGGCCTCCATGTTGAGATCGTTGGCGAGCTGATCCCCACGAAACCTAGGCAGGAACTTTCCCCTGGCATTATCAAAAAATCCAACCGGCCAAGAGACCTTCAAAGGCACAGTAGTACGCTTGGATTCGATAATTACCTGAAGATAAACAGAGGCTTCCCCTGACTTATTTGCCCGATCAAAACGGATTCGGCATGAGACAGAAGCTCTCATGACCGGGGCAAGTTTTGTGTGAAAAATTGGAGAAAAGCGGGGTTTTGAAACCCCGCTAATAGTTGATTTTGGCATGCTGGTGAAATTTTGTGTGAAACAAAAATCACCGCATACATCACAGATGGCCCGATTTCTCGGGGGATTGTACCAGGAGCGGGAATCGAACCCGCACGGCCTAAAGGCCACAAGATTTTAAGTCTTGCGTGTCTACCTATTCCACCATCCCGGCTTGCTCTATCTTGCAATAGAGAATTGTCATGGTCTTGAAACAAGAAAGCCCTTGAATCAAGGGCTTTTGAGCGAGAGACGAGATTCGAACTCGCGACCCCGACCTTGGCAAGGTCGTGCTCTACCAACTGAGCTACTCTCGCTTTTTGAATGCTAATCCGTTCGATTAGCTGATTGTGGATGCAAAGGTACGCCTACTTACGATTTTTGCAATATTCAAGAGTGGAAATTTTTTTGAAAAATCGAAAAATTCAATCTCCGATTCCTTAAAACTCGTAGGACCCAATGATTTTGAGCATTTCACCGACGTTTTTTGCCCCTAGCTTTCTAAGGATATTCTTCCGATGGGTCGCTACAGTATTGACTGAAATATTCAATTTATCGGCGATTAGCTTAGAAGAAAGCCCATCCAAAATAAATTGCACAACCTCCTTTTCCTTATTGCTAAGCTTAATTTTCTTTTTCTCGGGAGCACTTTTTGTCACCAATACCCGGGTGCCATCATCCTGTGTATAAGAATAGGTCCAATCATAACTATTCACCTTGGGCGGGGTATGAAGCTCAAAGATGATATGAAGATCCATCGCAAAGTTACCAGCCTTATCTATAAAGTACGGCCGAACCTTCGCCATCATCCACTTTATCTCCCTAGTGGTACGATGTACCCATCTGGTGGTATAAGAAAACTCAAAGGTGTGCCTTTCTGCCAAAGACAATTGATGGAATTGGTCAAATACGATCTTCTGGAATTTAAACATCTCTTCCCTGTCTTCGGGGTGAAGCATCGTGAAGGATACTTCCATTCCTTTCTTTCGAAAAATCGATTCAGGATAGCCTGTAATTCTTTCTACTTCACCCGTGAAAAAAGCAAGGTTTAAATTTCGATAATCAAAACAGGCAATAACCAAACCTTCTCGAATCCCAATATTTTTACTGAGGGCTTCAAGCTCTTCCATCAACCTTTTTTCATTCGGATGGGCTTTAAACTCCTGCTCAGCCCAGTTCTGAAAAAATTTGGTATACTGGTCCTGTTTCTTAAGGTCTTTTAGAAATACTTTATCCATACTTTTCAT